ATTCGCTATCACAGAAGAAGCGATCGAAGACAACTTGTATGACAGACTTGCGTCTAGATATACAAAAGCATTAGCAAGATCGATGGCTAACACTAAACAAGTGAAAGCTGCTGCGACTCTTAACAATGCATTCGACTCTAACTTCAAAGGCGGAGACGGCAAAGAGTTATGTGCAACTGATCACCCAACGATCGCAGGAAGTTTCAAAAATGAGTTAACAACATCTGCTGACTTACACGAAACTTCACTAGAACAACCTTTGATTGACATCGCTGCAATGACAGACGAAAGAGGTTTTAAGATTGCTGCTAGAGGCGTAAAAATGATCATTCCAAGTGAACTACAATTCACAGCGGAAAGATTAATGAAGTCTCAAGGCAGAGTTGGTACAGCTGACAATGATATCAATGCAATCGCATCAATGGGAATGGTGCCACAAGGATATGTGGTTAACCACTACTTAACTGATAGCGATGCGTTCTTTATCAAGACAGACGTACCTAATGGTTTGAAGATGTTCGTAAGAGCACCTATCAAAACTGCTATGGAAGGTGATTTCGATACTGGCAACGTAAGATACAAAGCTAGAGAGAGATATTCATTTGGATTCTCAGACCCTAGAGGTATCTTTGGATCACCAGGAGCGTAATCTAAATAATTTAATGGGGCGCCTTAAAAGCGCCCCATTTTAAAGACAAAAGGAAGAAACCATGAAAACTTTTCGAGTACAAATCAGAGCATACGGATACTACGCCAACTTCACTCTTGTGTCAGAAGATGAAGATAAAGCGTTTGAAAATGCACTAGTTGACAAACTAGGGAAAAATGATATAGTCTGGGAAAAAGATGGATTTACTAATGAATCCAAAATGTGGTTAACCTATGAGGAGGTTATAAATGACACACGTTCAGGAGCTATACACGAAGAAGAGGGGCTTAGAACTTGAATGGTCGCAGCACTATAATCAGGAGAAAAGATACACTCTTGATATGGTGAGAATAGATGACAGAATTAGACAAGTCATCAGTCATATTAAGTTAGAAGAAGCAAAAGAAGCTGCAAAACTTAATAAGATAGAAGAAGCTGCACCAAATGTTTCAGTAGCTACATAATAAAAAGCTACACAGATTAGAAAGACAACTTTCATTACAGAATCTCTTGCGCTCTATTAAAAACAAGAGTATATTATAATCACTGTATAATTTTAAGAACATAGACGCATACAGTCGACGGCCTAGAGACTATGTTCGCAAAACTAGGAGGATATAAATATGGCTAATACTACTTTTTCAGGTCCGCTTAACACTAACACTGTTGTGGGTCTTAATGTATACACAGTAGCAACTGCACCAAGTGCAACTACTGAAGGTCAAATCGCATATTTTTCAAATGGTGCAGCTGGAGCAGCAATTCTTGCTTTTTCAGATGGAACTAACTGGAAAAGAAGTGATACTGGTGCTACTATTTCAGCATCATAATAATTAATTTTGTGTGGGCCTTCGGGCCCATACTTAATTTTTAAGGAGAAAAAAATTTATGAAAAGTGATGTAAAAGCGGTAAGAGTTACAGGAACTGGCACAGTGTTCGCAGGAAGAACAAGATTAAGAGGATTGATTCTTGCTTCTGATGGTGGTGGAGCTGGAACTATAATTCTACAAGACAATACTGATAGTACAACTTTGTTTCAAGGAGATTGTCCAAACGGTGATGTCTTTGCATTTAATATTCCAGAAGATGGTGTAGTTTTTCCAGGCGGAATGAAAGTTTCTACTATTACAAATATTGCAGGTGCAACTTTCCTGATAGATAAGTAGGAGGTTAGATGGCTACATCTGGAACTACAACGTTCGATCTACCGATCGACGAGATCATTGAAGAAGCATTTGAAAGAACTGGAATGCGAGGTAATCGAACAGGTTACCAATTAAAAAGCGCTAGACGTTCTTTGAATATCATGTTTTCCGAATGGGGAAACAGAGGCGTTCATCTTTGGAAAGTAAAACAAGCAACAATACCACTAGTAGAAGGTCAAGCAGAATATAATTATGCTTCTGACAATACTAATTTTCCACAAGATATAAGTGATGTATTAGAAGCTTATGTTAGAAATAACACAACAGCAACAGCACCAGTTGATACTACATTAACAAAAATAGATAGATCAGCTTATGCTGCATTAGCAAATAAATTATCAAAAGGAACACCATCACAATATTATGTACAAAGAACTGTTGCTCCAAGTGTGTTTTTATATCAAACACCTAGCTCTTCTTTTTCAGGTGCAAACTTTCAATTAAAATTTTATTATGTAGCTAGAATAGAAGATTCAGGTGCATATACAAATGAAGCAGATGTAGTTTACAGATTTATACCTTGCATGACTTCAGGTTTATCTTACTATTTAAGTTTAAAATATTCACCAGAAACAGCTCAAGCAAACAAATTAATTTATGAAGATGAATTTAAAAGAGCGCTTGATGAAGATGGTCAAAGAACTTCAACGTTCATAACACCACAAACATTTTATGGAGATGGAGTATAATGGCATTTGCTAAAGGCAGACATTCAAAAGCAATATCAGATAGATCTGGCATGGAGTTTCCATATCAAGAAATGGTAAAAGAATGGAATGGTTATTTAGTTCATGTATCAGAGTATGAACAAAAACATCCCCAGTTAGAACCAAAACCAAAAGGTTCAGATCCACAAGGTTTATTAAATGCTAGACCTGCAAGAACCGAAACAGCTGTTCCAAGATTATTACCTTTGAATCCTTTTACATTAGCTAATGCAAGCACAACAATTACTGTATTTGAACCTGACCACGGTCGATCTACAGCAGATGTAGTTAGATTTAGAAATGCAACAAGTATCGCAAATGTAACTGAAGAAGTATTGAATCTTAGTACTGGTTACTCAATAACTAAAATAAATAATAACACATATAGCTTTACAACAGCTACAACAGCTAATAAATCTGTATCAGGAGGCGGAACTGTTTTTGCAGGACCGGTAACAGTAGAAGCATAATGGCATACACACTTACAAATTTACAAGACGATATTAGAAGTTTTACAGAAGTTGATAGTTCTGTTTTAAGTAATGGTGTTTTAAATACATTAATTAAAAACGCAGAAAACAAAATTTATAGAGCTGTAGATTCTGATGCTGATAGATTTTATGCAACATCAACTACAACAAGCGGAAACAGATATGTTACAATTCCATCTGATTTAAGAATAATTAGATATGTTCAAATATTAGATACTACTGTTACTCCAAATGAACAAAAATTTTTAGAACAAAGAGATACTAGTTTCATGGCAGAATACTACAATACACCAAGCGTTGCTTCAGGTGTTCCTAAGTATTATGCTAACTGGGATGCTGATTTTTGGGTTGTAGCTCCTACTCCAAACGGCACATATACAATAACAATGGCTTATATTAAACAGCCAACTAGCCTTACAGATGCTTCTGTGAGTGGTAGTGGAACTTATTTATCTAACAAATATCAAGATTTACTTTTATTTGCTTCTCTTGTAGAAGCTTATGGATACTTGAAAGGTCCTGCAGATATGATACAATACTATACGCAGGCTTATCAAAGAGCAATTGAAACGTACGCGATCGAACAACAAGGTCGTAGACGCCGAGGCGAATATGAAGATGGTGTTATTCGTACTCCACTTAAATCAGTTAACCCATCACAATAGGAGATAGAATATGGCAAATATAGTACCTGATTCGTTTAAGACTGGACTTTTTAAAGGGACTTTCAATCTGGATACCGCAGGTAACGGAGGAAATTCTTTTAAACTTGCTTTGTATACTAGTATATCTTCTTACAGTACGTCATCAACTGTTTACTTAGCTGGAACTGGAAACGGTGAAGTTAGTTCTTCAGGAACAAACTATACAGCTGGTGGTAACGCTTTGACAAATAATGGTGTATCAGTTTCTTCAAACATTGCGTTTATAGATTTTGCTGATCTTACATTTTCGTCAGTTACATTGACTGCTGCAGGAGCTGCTATTTACAAAACAACTGGTGGCGGAAACGAACTAGTAATGGTGTTGGATTTTGGAGGAAACAAAACTGCAACTAACGGTGATTTCGTTGTTCAGTTCCCTACAAATGATTCATCAAACGCGATATTAAGAATCGGTAACGCGTAATAGTAAAGGATTAAAGAATGGCTTTTGTACTTAACGATAGAGTTAAACAGACTAGTACTACGACTGGTACAGGTGACTTTAGTTTAACAGGAACTGAAACAGGTTTCGAAACTTTTGTAACTGGTATCGGTGATACTAATAGTACTTTCTATGCTATAGCAAATGATGGAACTTCTGAATTTGAAGTTGGTATCGGAACAGTAACTGATGCAGCTACTGATACACTTTCCAGAGATACCGTTATCTCCTCTTCAAACTCAGATAACAAAGTTGACTTTAGCGCAGGTACAAAAACTGTTTTCTGTACATACCCTGCAAAGAGAGCACCTTCTGCAGCTATGACAGCAACAACTTATGTAACAACACACGCTTCAACTATTTCTGATACACAAACAATGGACTCTGGAGTTTTAGCAGGACCAGTTACAGTTTCAGGTAATGTTACAGTGACAGGGAGTTTAGTAATTATATAATGAGTCAAATAGAAGTAGATAAAATAATACCTCAATCAGGTGTCACGTTACAAGTTGGTGATAGTGGAGACACAATTACAATTCCTTCAGGTGCAACTTTTAACGTAGCTAATGGTACAATAACTTTACCAGATGGTTCAGTTACAAATGCAAAACTTCAAAACTCAGCTATTACAATAAATGGATCTGCTGTATCTTTAGGTGGTTCTGTTACAGTTGGAGAAACTAAACCAACTATTACAAGCATCAACCCAAGTGTAATTGAAAATACAGCAACTGCTGTTACAATAACTGGAACTAATTTTCAGTCAGTTCCAATTGTTGAAGCAATTAATTCGACAGGTGCAATAACTCAAGCTGATTCAGTTTCGTTTACAAGTGCTACAACTATTGTAGCTACTTTCACTTTACCAACTGATGGCACTTATTTTATCAGAGTTGAGAATAACGATGGTAACGCTGTTAGATCATCTACAGCATTATTGACAGTTTCAGACGCTCCAGCATGGACTACAGCTGCTGGTTCTTTAGGTACTTTTGCTGCAGCATCTGCAATATCAGTAACTGTAGCTGCAACAGGCGCAACTAGTTTTGCGATACAATCAGGTTCATTACCTGGAGGTTTATCTTTAAATACCTCAACAGGTGTGATAAGTGGTACAGAGTCAGGAGCTACTGCTACTACAACTTATAACTTTACGTTAAGAGCTACTGACGCTGAAGGTCAAACAGCAGACAGAGCTTTTAGTATGACAATATCAGTTGCAATAGAGGAGTCTGGACAATTTAACTAGGAAAATACTATGGCAAGTACAAAATTAACAAGAACTAATGGAACAGGAACGAATATTAAAAAATGGACTTGGTCTGCTTGGGTAAAAAGAGGAGTAGTTAATGTTCAAGAAACTTTAGCTGTAACAAGACTTGATGATAATAATTATGCAAGAATAAGATTTGATAGTAATAACACATTACAATTTGAAGATAGATATAGTAGTACAACCCATACAAATTTAGTTTCAACAGCTTTATTTTTAGATATGTCAGCTTGGTATCATGTTGTTGTAAGAGTTGATTATACACAGGCAACCGCAGCAGATAGAGCAAGAATTTATGTAAATGGTTCTGAAATCTCTTATTCAACATCTACAAGAGGAGCGCAAAATATTAATAGTTATTTTACTGACGCTACAAATCATGGCCTAGGACATTATAATTCTAACAATTATTTTGCTGGTTCTATGGCACATGTTCATCTTACTGATGGCTATTCTTATGCACCATCAACTTTCGGAGAAACAGATTCAACTACAGGAATTTGGAAACCGATAACTTCGCCATCAGTTACTTATGGTAACAATGGTTATTTTTTAAAGTTTCAAGACTCATCAAATTTTGGAGATGATAGTTCAGTTAATACAAACGATTTCACATTATCAGGAACAATAAAAAAAAACAAAGATACTCCATCAAATAATTTTGCTACTTTAAATCCTTTATATACTATTGAATATAATTCTGCTTTAAGTATGTCGAGCTGTAATACAACAGCAGACTTAAACAATGCAACTTGG